AGACCCGATAAGACCAGCAATAGCGGAATAAAGTTGAATTTCAGTGGGTGACATAAATCCTCCAGGTCAAAACATAAGTGTAAGTACGCTATACAGTAATACACTTTTAATAATGCTTTGAAAACATTGACGAATTCGTCATTTGAAAAAATGATGAAAATTATGATTTCATGCGAGGGAATGACATCAAAGCAGGCATACGCTGAGTGCATGTGTTAAAATTTTTTGAATCTCTCATTGAATGAGTATTGGTGATGAACGTTAACCCAACTCCACTAGCTACTGCCTTAATAACTTTCTTATACAGACGTTCCGACCTTAATAGCAATGCAATTGAATCATTGTCAAAAGCAATTTTTGAAGTAGAGGTGTATTACAGAGACCTGCGGTTAGGTAAACCGGAGTCACGGGAGAGAGAGACAGCAATTGCAGAATTTTGGCGGGCAGCGGCTGAGCCATTAAGACGCGTGGATCAGGACTTTGCTCAAATTTGTGAGCGAAAAGTATACTATTGGCTCAATCCTTCTCAATATTCAAGACAAGATGTTTTAGACTTCGAAATGTCGCTGGAAGGAGTGAAAACAAAACTCCAGCAACTTCGAGAAAAAAAATAAAATTTTTTTGTTAATTCCTGCCTCGCATTCGCGGGGCTTTTTATTGCGCCTCGCACGCGCACATCTAAAAGGAAATTCACATGCAGGTCACTATTGATGGTGTCCCGTATGCACCTGTCTGTCATTCATCAGCGCGAATCGGCATTGCGATCAGCACCCACAATCGATCAGTGGTGCTTTCTCGTGCCATTGAGCAGCACCTTAAATACCTACCCACTGGGGCGCTGGTGGTGGTTATTGATGATGGGTCACAACCTGCTGCTGTCGTTCCTGATGGTGTGCAGCTGCGTCGCCTCGATGTGTCTCGGGGCATTGTCGCCGCGAAGAACGCCAGCCTTTCAGCGCTGGTGGATGCCGGGTGCGAGCACCTGTTTTTGTTCGATGATGACGCATGGCCTATCGCTGATAACTGGCATCTGCCCTATATCGAGTCTGCTGAACCGCATCTGGCGTATCAGTTTCTTGACCTGGCTGGTGACCGCAAGCTGCGTGATATTTCGGTGCTGTACCGTGATGAACAGCATGTGGCTTACACGGGGCAGCGCGGCGTGATGCTTTATTACCACCGCAGCGCGATCGAGCGTGTCGGTGGATTCGACCCGGTTTATGGGCGCGGCATGTATGAACATTCCGACCTCGCTACCCGGATTCACAATGCAGGGCTGACAACCTGGGCATTCGCTGATGTGGCTGGCTCTGAGCAGCTCATTTATTCGCTGGATGAGCACGAGGCTGTAGAGCGCTCGGTACCACGACCTGACCGTGATGAGCTGGTGAACCGGAACGTCACCATCCATAACAGCCGCCGGGACAGTGGTTATACGGGATATGCGGAGTTTCGTGATCAGCATGATGTGGTCATCACAACGTTACTCACCAGTGAACCTGATCCGCAGCGCAAAGAACGTTTAAAGCCTGATGCCGGAATGCTTAAAGCATGGGCTTCATCTATTCGTGGCGCTTCCGCTGTTGTGCTGGCCGATGAACTTACCACCGCACCTGAAGGCGCCCAACTGGTGGCCGTGCCAGCAGTGGCAATGAACGTCTATTTTCGCCGCTGGCTGCATATCTGGCAGCACCTGCGGGAACATCCTGAATACCGCTTCGTCTGGTGCACTGATGGCACCGACGTGCAAATGCTGCGCGAACCGTGGGCGCTGATGTCGCCAGGGCATATTTACGTTGGCTCCGAACCGAAAACCTACGCCGACCCGTGGGCCGCCAGCAACCATCCTGAGAGCATCTATCAGCAATTCATTGAAGCGCACCGCAACGATGTGATGCTGAATGCTGGCCTGTTGGGTGGCACACGCGAGGATGTTATGGCGATAGCGCACGGCATCATTCGCCTCTACTACCTGACGGAAAGCAACCGGTTCTGGAAGAAAGAGCAGGCTGCTGCTGCAGTGGGCGACATGCTGGCATTCGGTATTGTGGCGCACCGGTTCAGCGAACGACTGGTTACCGGGCCGCAAGTGCATACCGTTTTCAAATCAGACGGTATAGGTAAGGAGTACGCCTTTTGGAAGCACAAGTGAAGTTCGTTGTGGTCGGGCATCATACCCGGCGAGAACAAGCCGAAAGGCTGGCTGATTATCTGGATGCTCATCTTCTTATTGATGAAGGCAATCATGGTGCCAACTGGAATCATCGTCGATCGCTGGAGTGGGCTGCAAGCCAGAGATATAGAGTTGTCATCGTTGAGGATGATGCGCGGCCTGTCCGTGGATTTGTAGGGAAGGTCAGTGCCTGGCTGAATAGTCGGCCTGACGATCTCATCAGCTTTTATCTCGGCACTGGCCGCCCACCGCAATATCAGGCGGAGATAGCTGAACGTCTGATTGCTGCTGATAAGACGCGAGCTGACTTCATCACTCTGCCTCAGTTAATTCATGGCGTCTGCTACAGCGTGCCGGTTGCAAAGCTGGCTGACGTACTTGCCCGATGGGATAACAGTGCAGCAGCTGATTACGCCGTGGGTAGTGCATACGGTGGCCCGGTAGTCTATCCCTGCTGGTCGCTGGTGGATCATGATGATGGGGAACCGGTAGAGCGCCACCCTGATGGCACCGTGCGCACTGAGCGCCGACGAGCCTGGAGGATTGCATGAAGGGTGAACCGCGTGTGTATGGCAGCCGCTGGGATAAAGCCCGTCTGCGTTTCCTGCAGCAGCATCCGCTATGTGTGATGTGTGAGCAGCAGGGGCGCATAACACCAGCAACAGTGGTTGACCATATCGAACCCCACAAACTCAAAGATGCGCTTAAGTCTGGCAATCCGCTGGCCATCTCGAAAGCACAACTACTGTTCTGGAGCAAAGAGAACTGGCAGTCATTGTGCAAAGCACATCATGATTCAACTAAACAGAGAATGGAGAAGAGCGGCGCTGTTATGGGCTGTGATGCTAACGGCTACCCGCTCGATCCCGCTTCTCACTGGAGCAAGTAATGACACAAGAACAGCAAACCATCCTGATGTTCAAAGGGCTGATTGCCTCATTGCCAGAGGAAAGCCAGGCAAAGGTTAAACAGGCTGAGAAAGCCATTCGCCAGCTCCTGACTGATTTCCCCGATGGCGAGGCGACAATTGCAATGGGTCTGGTGGGTGCCGAGTTGCAATGCGATGCCCCGGAAAACATCACAAAGTGAAATCATTCCATTTGCAACTATATCAGGTGATAATGATTATCATCATGGGTGGGGGGGGATCAAATCTTCAAATTCTTTGCGCCAAATGACCGCCGCCAAAGTTTGATTTTAACGCTAACCCGATTTTTTCAGTTTTAAAGGTGTTGACATATGGCAGAAAAAAGAACCCGTTCCGACAGTTCGGCGGCGGCAGTTCGTGCCATGCAGAATGCAACCGTGGACACCATCCAGCCCCCGGTTCATGCAGGTCTGGAGAAAAAAGCCGAACCTTTCTGGCATGACAATATCCGATCTAAAGCACTGGACAGTTGGACGCCCGCCGATCTTCTTGCAGCCGCAGAACTGGCAAATAATCAGCTCTATATCACCGTCTTACGCAAGGATTTGCGCAAAGAAGAGCGCATACGTGGTGAAGAGCGTAATGAAACTTTAATTAAGGATTTGCGCAAGCAGATTACTGAACTGCAGCGCACCATCCTTGCCCAGCGTCGTGACCTCCAGATCCATTCGCACGCAACCAATGGTGAAAGTCGCGACCAGAAAAAACGTAATCAGAATGATCGTGATGCACGAAGCACCAAAACCGAGCATCAGGACCAGGACGACAACCTGATAGCCTTTCCCAAACACGGATAAACGACTATGACGCGAGGTGAGCGTGTAATAGCGTTCATTGAGCGCTTTTGCATTGTGCCGGAAGGCAAGCTTCTCGGTAAGGCCATGCGGCTTGACCCCTTCCAGAAAGAATTCATCCTGGCGGTTTACGACAATCCAGTCGGTACCGATAAAGCGATACTGAGCATCGCCCGAAAAAACGGCAAGACGGGGCTGATAGCCGGCATCCTGCTGGCGCATCTGGTGGGGCCAGAAGCGGTACAGAATACCCAGATCGTCAGTGGCGCTCTGAGCCGGGAACAGGCATCCATCGTTTTCAACCTCGCGGTGAAGATGGTCAACCTGAACCCGAAGCTGCAGGAGATAGTGCACATAACGCCCAGCGGCAAAAAGCTGATCGGGGTGCCGTGTAATGTCGAATATAAGGCGTTATCTGCTGAGGGTAAAACCACGCACGGCCTGTCGCCTGTTCTGGCGATTCTGGACGAAACAGGGCAGGTAAGGGGGCCGCAGGATGATTTTATCGATGCGATCACCACAGCCCAGGGCGCGCATGAGAATCCGCTGCTGATAGTTATAAGCACTCAGGCGGCGAACGATGCCGATCTGTTAAGCATCTGGATTGATGATGCGGTCAAATCGAAAGATCCGCACATTGTCTGCCACGTTTACGAAGCGCCAAAAGACGCTGATATCGGTAAGCGGGAATCCTGGCTTGCCGCGAACCCGGCGCTCGGAACCTTCCGTTCCGAAAAAGACATGGCGCGCCAGGCAGAAATGGCCTCGCGAATGCCGAGCTTCGAGAACACATTCCGCAACCTCAACCTGAACCAGCGCGTTTCCACCGTATCGCCGTTTATCTCCCGCAGCGTGTGGGAGCTTTGCGGAGAGATGCCGATTAACACCCCGAGGAAGTGGTACGCGGGGCTGGACCTGTCAGCCAGGAACGACTTAACGGCGCTGGTTATCGCTGGTGAAGCAGAGGATGGTGTTTGGGATGTTTTCCCTTTCTTCTGGACTCCTAAAAAAACGCTGGAGGCACGGTCCAAAACAGACCGCGCGCCATATGACGTATGGGCCAGAGAGGGGCTTTTGCGCACCACGCCCGGAGCATCGGTCGATTACTCATTCGTGGTTGCCGATATTGCCGAAATAATCGGTGATTTCGATCTTACCTCAATGGCGTTCGACCGGTGGCGCATTGACCAGTTCAGAAAAGAGGCTGATGACATAGGCCTGAGCCTTCCTCTGGTTGAGTTCGGCCAGGGCTTCAAGGATATGGGCCCGGCAGTGGACACCCTTGAATCGCTGATGCTTAACGGGCGGGTAAGGCACGGCATGCACCCGGTATTAACCATGTGCGCCGGGAACGCGGTGATCGTTAAAGATGCTGCCGGCAACCGCAAACTCGATAAATCCAAAGCAACGGGCCGTATTGATGGCATGGTCGCAATGACAATGTCCGTTGGTGCTGCTAATGGGGAAGTTACCGAACAGGGTGGTGACTTCGATGACTTCATTTTCCGACCGCTGAGCATGTGATGGAAGAACCTAAATACACGATTGACCTGCGAACCAATAACGGCTGGTGGGCAAGGCTGCAGTCCTGGTTTGTCGGCGGGCGTTTAGTCACCCCAAATCAGGGCTCACAGACGGGGCCAGTGTCGGCCCACGGTCACCTGGGCGATTCATCCATTAACGATGAACGGATACTGCAAATATCGACGGTGTGGCGCTGCGTGAGCCTGATTTCGACACTCACTGCGTGCCTTCCGCTGGACGTTTTTGAAACTGACCAGAACGATAACCGAAAAAAAGTAGATCTGAGCAATCCGCTGGCCCGCCTGCTGCGCTATTCGCCTAATCAGTACATGACCGCCCAGGAGTTCAGGGAAGCCATGACGATGCAGCTGTGTTTCTACGGCAACGCTTATGCACTGGTGGATCGTAACAGCGCGGGTGACGTGATTAGCCTGATACCGCTTCAGTCTGCCAACATGGATGTGAAGATGGTCGGTAAAAACGTGGTTTATCGCTATCAGCGCGATAGCGAGTACGCCAACTTTTCACAGAAAGAAATTTTTCACCTTAAAGGTTTCGGATTTACCGGGCTGGTCGGCCTTTCACCCATCGCGTTTGCCTGCAAATCGGCGGGTGTGGCGGTGGCGATGGAAGATCAGCAGCGAGATTTCTTTGCGAATGGAGCTAAATCGCCCCAAATCCTCTCTACCGGCGAAAAAGTCCTAACCGAGCAGCAGCGTTCGCAGGTTGAAGAGAACTTCAAAGAGATCGCCGGCGGCCCGGTAAAAAAACGCCTCTGGATTCTGGAAGCGGGCTTTTCTACTTCGGCAATTGGCGTGACACCTCAGGATGCCGAAATGATGGCGTCCCGAAAATTCCAGGTCAGCGAACTGGCCCGATTCTTTGGCGTACCGCCTCACCTTGTTGGCGACGTTGAGAAGTCAACGAGCTGGGGATCGGGCATCGAGCAGCAGAATCTCGGCTTTCTGCAGTACACCCTGCAGCCCTATATCTCGCGCTGGGAAAACAGCATCCAGCGATGGCTGATCCCGGCGAAGGACGTTGGCCGCATCCACGCTGAGCACAATCTTGATGGTCTGTTGAGAGGTGATTCTGCTTCCCGCGCTGCATTCATGAAGGCGATGGGAGAGGCAGGGCTTCGCACGATCAACGAGATGCGGCGAACGGATAACCTCCCGCCGCTACCAGGCGGCGATGTGGCAATGCGGCAGTCGCAATACGTGCCGATCACCGATTTAGGAACTAACAAAGAACCCCGCAATGACGGGGCTTAATTTTTATGGGGGCCGCGATGCCTGAGATCGTAAAAACGCTGTCTTTCGACGAGACAGAAATCAAGTTCACCGGTGACGGGAAGCAGGGCGTTTTCGAAGGATACGCTTCTGTTTTCAATAATACCGACTCCGACGGCGACATCATCCTGCCCGGCGCTTTCAAAAACGCCCTGACCAACCAGACCAGAAAAGTGGCGATGTTCTTCAACCATAAAACATGGGAATTGCCGGTTGGAAAGTGGGACAGCCTCGCCGAGGACGAAAAAGGCCTCTATGTGCGCGGTCAACTGACGCCAGGGCACAGTGGCGCTACTGACCTTAAGGCGGCAATGCAGCACGGTACGGTTGAGGGGATGTCGGTTGGCTTTTCGGTTGCTAAAGACGATTACACCATCATTCCCACCGGTCGCATTTTTAAGAATATCCAGGCGTTGCGCGAAATCAGCGTCTGCACCTTCCCGGCCAACGAACAGGCTGGCATTGCAGCCATGAAAAGTGTCGATGGCATCGAAACCATTCGTGATGTGGAGAACTGGCTGAGGGATTCAGTCGGGCTCACCAAATCACAGGCAGTTGGGTTAATAGCCCGGTTTAAGTCAGCGATTCGGAGCGAGTCCGAGGGCGACGGAAACGAAGCACAAATAAACGCTCTGCTTGAGAGCATCAAATCCTTCCCTTCTAATTTAGGAAAATAATTATGTCTGAACTCGCTCAAATTCAAAAAGCCATCGAAGAGTCCCAGCTGAAAATGACTCAGCTTTTCGATGCGCAGAAGGCAGAAATTGAAAGCACAGGGCAGGTTTCCAAACAGCTGCAGTCAGACCTGGCGAAAGTGCAGGAAGAGCTGAGCAAATCCGGTACCCGCCTTTTCGATCTGGAACAGAAACTTGCTTCAGGTGCGGAAAATCCGGGTGAGAAGAAATCCTTCTCCGAACGTGCAGCTGAAGAGCTGCAAAAGTCCTGGAACGGCAGCAAAGGCAGCTTCGATGCAAAGACCTTCAACAAATCACTCGGCAGTGATGCAGGTTCAGCGGGCAGCCTGATCCAGCCGATGCAGGTGCCTGGCATTATCATGCCTGGCTTGCGCCGCCTGACCATTCGTGACCTGCTGGCGCAGGGCCGCATTTCCAGCAATTCTCTGGAATACGTGCGTGAAGAGGTGTTTACCAATAACGCCGATGTAGTGGCAGAGAAAGCGCTGAAACCTGAATCGGATATCACCTTCAGCAAGCAAACGGCGAACGTGAAGACCATCGCACACTGGGTGCAGGCATCCCGTCAGGTTATGGACGACGCGCCAATGTTGCAGTCCTACGTCAACAACCGACTCATGTACGGTCTGGCGCTGAAGGAAGAGGGCCAGTTGCTGAACGGTGACGGTAGCGGGGACAATCTGGAAGGCCTGAACAAAGTGGCAACCGCCTACGACACTGCGCTGAATGTCACTGGCGATACCCGGGCAGACATCATCGCTCACGCTATTTACCAGGTGACAGAGTCCGAGTTCAGCGCCTCCGGCATCGTCCTGAACCCGCGCGACTGGCACAACATCGCGCTGCTGAAGGACAACGAAGGCCGTTATCTCTTCGGTGGCCCACAGGCATTCACCAGCAACATCATGTGGGGCCTGCCGGTCGTCCCGACTAAGGCGCAGGCAGCCGGCACCTTCACGGTCGGCGGTTTCGACATGGCGTCTCAGGTCTGGGATCGCATGGATGCAACCGTGGAAGTAAGCCGCGAAGACCGCGATAACTTCGTGAAAAACATGCTGACCATTTTGTGTGAAGAACGTCTGGCGCTGGCGCATTATCGTCCGACAGCAATCATTAAAGGTACCTTTGCCGCAGCGGGTAGCTGATGGAGGAGGGCGGGGAAACCCGCCCTTATAACGCATGGCGATAAATGTTCTTGATGTACTGAGTCTCAAATTACTCAAGCAGCATATTGAGTTTGAGGATGATGATCGGGATGAGCTGATCGCCCTTTATGCTCAGGCAGCTTTTGATTACTGCTTACGCTGGTGTGATGAACCCGCATGGAAGGTTGCACCTGATATTCCTGCGGCCATAAAGGGGGCTGTTCTGTTGTGCTTCGCCGATATGTTTGAACACCGCACCGCGCAGAGTGAATTACAGCTTTATTCAAACGCTGCAGCTGAGCGGATGATGTTCATTCACCGTAACTGGCGTGGGAAAACTGATGATGTTCTGGTGGAGGGCAGCTGATGGAACCCGGACGCTTTCGCCACCGCGTGACGGTGCAAAACTCCCGAACAACTCGTTCTCCTTCCGGGCAACCCAAAGCTGAATGGTATGACGCCGCTGTCAGCGTTCCTGCTGAAACAAAAGCGATAAGCGGTCGTGAATTGGTAGCTTCAGGCGCTGAAAAGGCGGAAGCGACAATACGCGTCTGGATGCGGTACCGGACTGATGTAACGGCTGCATCACGTCTGGTTGTGTTAAACGGGCCATTCAAAGGCCAGACGCTGGAAGTAAGCGGAACACCTATACCGGATGCAAAATGCACCCGGCTGGAAATACTCTGCAAACAGGGGGTAAAACCATGATAGGTACCAGCCTTGATTGTTCTGGCCTGCTCGATTTGTCGGAAGACCTGGCGACGCTGAGCAAAGCTGAAAACCGCAAGGTCATGCGCGATGCCACGCGTGCGGCGGCGAACATTTTTAAAGATGAAGCCGTCAGCCGCGCTCCCGAGAAAACCGGGAAACTGAAGAAAAACATCGTTGTGATGACGCAGCGCGATCGCAACGGAAACATTTCATCCGGCGTGCACGTTCGGGGAACAAACCCTGATACCGGCACGAGCGATAACACGATGAAAACCAGCGATCCACGCAATGCCTTTTACTGGCGTTTTGTTGAGCTGGGGACATCAACCATGGCTCCCGTGCCGTTCATTCGCCCTGCCTACGATGCCAGGCAGGAGGACGCGGTTGCCGCTGCATTCTCTGAAGCAAATGCGGCAATCGACAGGGTGCTTTCAAAATGAACGAATCTGATATCTATGGGCTGCTTCGCGAACTTGCCGACGGTCAGGTTTATCCCGGCGTGGTGCCGCTTAACAGTGAAGGAGCCCCGGCAGTCGCACCGCCGTGGGTCACCTTCACATTTGTGAACCAGATCAGTGCCGACACGTTCTGTGGTCCTGCGGAGGAAGATACTGCACTGCAGGTCGACGTTTACGCATTTTCTGTTGATGACGCACGTTCTCTTCGCGACCAGGTAATTGCTGCGCTGATGCCGCTGGGCTTTACACGGATGAGCAAAACGGGTGGATACGAGTCAGAAACAGGGCTGCGCCGCGCAACGCTTGAAGTTCACATCATCCAGTAACTCCTTACTCAAATAACCATCCTGACCGCCGAGAGGCGGCTTTTTTATATCCGGAGATCACTATGTCCTCGAATTACGAAAAATCGCAGCTGACGAAAATCCTTATTTCGTCACTGCCAACGACCAGAGACGCAATGGAAACCGCCGTCTATCTGGATCTGAGCTGCACTCTCAAAGAAGCGCAGTTCACCGGCGGGCAAAAACAGGATATTGACGTCACCACGCTATGCTCCACTGAGCAGGAGAACGTTAATGGTCTCCCGGCCCCTTCGGAGATTTCACTGTCAGGGAATTTTTACCGTAATGCTGCGCAGGATGCGTTGCGTGATGCGTATGACAACGACACGGCTTATGGCTTCCAGATCATCTTCCCGTCTGGCAATGGCTTTAAGTTCCTTGCCGAAGTTCGTCAGCACACCTGGTCTTCCGGTACTAACGGCGTAGTGGCGGCAACGTTCTCCCTGCGTCTGAAAGGGAAGCCGGTACCGATTGACCCGGCACTTAAACTGACCACTGATTTGCCCGCCGCACAATCTGTAGCGGTAGGGGCGCCGATCAGTATGGCGGTCGCCGCCGCTGGCGGTAAACTTCCCTACAGCTATGCCTGGAAGGAAGGTGGTGTCACCATCAGTGGGCAAACATCTGACACATTCAATAAATCCAGCGCTGTTTCGGGTGATGCGGGAGATTACACCTGCGTGGTCACTGATTCTTCTGCCCCGGTTAAGACAATTACATCATCAACTTGTACCCTTACCGTCAATTAATGGAGATGCCGGGTTGGCCCGGCATGCATAACAGATGTCGCAAAATCTGAAAAAATTAGCCATGGCGAAGATGTCAGGCTTTCGTCATAAGACGGTGGCGGTTCCTGAGTGGGAAGGCGTCGAAGTTGTTCTTCGTGAGCCGTCTGGCGAAGCCTGGCTGCGCTGGCAGGAAGTAGTGAAAGTCGGTGCTGACGATGAAAATGTGTCGGTATCTGAAAAGGCCCACCGTAATCTTTGCGCTGACGTGGTTCTCTTCATTGACGTCCTGTGCGACACCGATAAGCAACCGGTATTCAGCGTCGATGAAGATGAGCAGGTGCGTGAAATTTACGGCCCCGTTCATTCCCGTCTGCTGAAACAGGCGCTGGACCTCATTAATAACGCGGAAGAAGCGCGGGAAAAGTCGCAACCCCCGGCGTAAAGTTCCTGATGTCGCTTGCGCTCCGCATGGGGCGCACGCTTTCAGAGCTTCGGCAGAACATGACGGCGAGCGAGCTTCTGATGTGGATTGAGTTCGACAGGCAAAGTCCCGTTGGCGATATTCGCGGTGACATTCAGGCCGCCCAGATAGTCTCTGCCGTTTATGGTTCTCAGGGGGTCAAAGTGCCGCTGGAAGATGCAATCCTGCGCTGGGATGATGACAAGAAATCAGCACCTGAAGATCCCTTTGCTGGTCTTGAGGCTGCACTTACTGCCGCGACTCAGTGACAAATCAACCTTAAAAGAATAGGATCGCTTTTTTTATAATTGGTAAAGCAAATGAAAAAATTAGTTCTATTTATATTATGTTTTTGTCTTATCCCTATATCAAACGCGACTCAAACATTAGCGCCATTAGAATCAAGCGAACTGCAGAGTTATACTTCTACGGTTTGTGCTGAACATGCTAACCCTGAGCTTTGTAGTAAAGCGTTTTATAAATTCATGGGTTACATAAAAACAAACGATGACTACTTCTATTTCTGTAAGAAACAAAAAGAGATGGGCATGTCGATTAATAAAGAATCCTGCAATAAGTCGCAAGCCCTGAGAGAGTTTTTAGATAACCCGGAAAGTTAATATCACAACAAAAAGCCTGCTTAGCGGGCTTTTTTTTCGCCTGGAGAAAATTGATGGCAACATTACGTGAGTTAATAATCAAAATTTCCGCTAACTCGCAATCATTCCAGACGGAAATATCCCGCGCATCGCGCATGGGTCAAGACTATTACCGCACCATGCAAAATGGCGGGCGACAGTCCGCAGCCGCAGCGCGCGAAAGCGAAAGAGCATTATCCGACCTTACTGATGGATTTGCATCAGCAGGAAGGGCCGCCGCCGCAGCTACGGCAGCTTTTGCAACTGGTAAACTTGTTCAGATTGCCGATGAGTGGAATTCTGTAAACGCGCGCCTTAAGCAGGCATCATCTTCTGCTGATGATTTTGCAGTCTCTCAGCGCCAGTTAATGGAAATTAGCCAGCGAACCGGCACGGCATTTTCCGATAACGCAAACCTTTTTTCACGCGCAGCAGCTTCAATGCGCGAATACGGGTATAGCTCTGATGAAGTTCTGAAAATTACCGAGGCTGTTTCAACTGGCCTTAAACTTTCAGGAGCAAACACCCAAGAAGCAAGTTCTGTAATCACACAATTCAGCCAGGCGCTGGCGCAAGGCGTTCTTCGAGGAGAGGAATTTAACGCCGTTAACGAAGCAGGCGATCGCGTGATACGCGCACTTGCCGCAGGAATGGGAGTGGCTCGCAAAGACCTGAAGAGCATGGCTGATCAGGGGCAACTAACTATTGATAAGGTTGTTCCTGCACTTATGAGCCAGCTGGGCTCATTGCAGGGTGAATTTGCCAACATGCCGCAAACAGTTTCAGGTTCACTGCAAAAAGTTACCAACTCATTCATGGCCTGGGTTGGCGGTGTCAACCAGGCCACTGGTGCGACAGATGCGCTGTCTGGCGGATTAGATAGCGTCGCGCAAACGCTAGACTCTTTTACCTCCTCAGCGGTAAGCAGTGCTTTGAGTGATGTTGCTGACAATATGTCCACGATCACAACTGCTGCCGGTGCGCTTGTTGGAATTGGGCTGGCAAGATATCTCAGTGGAGTCGTAACGAGTGTTACGAGTGCAACAGGCGCACTGATTTCTGCTGCCAAATCAGAAGTTGCTCTTGCAGTTGCACAGGATAAAGCGGCTCAGTCTGCTGTTGCCGCCTCACGAGCTGAAGTTTATCGGGCTCAACAAGCTGTTCAGCGTTCCCGCAGTGCAGACATTCTGGCTGCTCAACAAGAGAAAGTCGCTGCAGCAGAAGCAAAAGTCACTGCAACTCAGACCAGGCTGACCACCGCACTTGCAAGTGGAACTGCCACAGAAAAAGTCAGAGCCAGAACAGCTCTTGAACGTGCGCAGGCGGGTCTGGTGGCAGCTAAAAACGCTGATGCTCAGGCTGTTGCTGAAAGGCGCCTGGCTGCAGCCGAGGCAGCCAGAGACCGGAATCTTGCAAATCGTGTCACCACCCAAAGCAATCTCAATAGTGTGACATCTGTGGGTACCCGCCTTTTAAGCGGTGCTCTTGGACTCATTGGCGGCGTGCCTGGCTTGGTGATGCTTGGAGCTGGTGCCTGGTATGCGATGTATCAAAATCAGGAGCAAGCCCGTCGATCTGCACAGGAATATGCCAGTCAAATTGATGAAATCAGAGAAAAGACTTCTCGCATGTCTTTGTCTGAAACAGACGACAACAGAGGAAGAACTGTTGGTGCCCTGGTAGAACAAAATCGCCTAGTTGGTGAGCAAGCCAAAAAGGTTGGTGAGCTGAAAATTCAAATCGACGGTCTGAATGCATCTCGCGGAAAGCCCGGCATAACCAGCGAAAACGATGCAAATATCCTGAGAGCCGTAGCGATAGTTACGGATCAGCTTGCCGTTGAAGAGGGAAAATTAAATGACATGCGAGATAAGTCTCGCGGCATTCAGCAGACCCTCGAAGAAATAGAGCGGCGTCGTAACGATTTAATACGCGAACAAGCCTGGCGTCAGAATGCAGTTTATCAGTCGCTGATCATGATGAATGGTCAGCATACTGAATTTAATAAAATTCTCGGTTTAGGCAACCAACTTCTCATGGCCCGTCAGGGGCTGGCTAACGTTCCGCTAAGGCTGCCTCAGGCCGATCTCGATAAAAAGCAAACCGATGCACTTGAAAAGAGCCGTAGGGATTTGGAGTTATCACGCCTTAAGGGTGAAGAAAAGGAGCGCTTACGGCTCAGTTATGCCGCCGACGATCTGGGATTAACCAGTGACCCACAATTCCAGACAGGCCGTCAGGAGTTGATTAATAACGGTCTGCTGGAATGGCGAAATAATGAAGCCAACAAACCTCAGAAAAAGATGCCCAAATCTGATGAGCAAAAGACATCGGAAAAACTTGAGGAGTCTTACAAGCGCCTCATTAGCCAGCAGCAGGAACAGCTTGCGCTTGCTGGCCAGAGTACGGAGCTCGCTAAAACCAAATATCAGGTAACCCAGGGTGAACTGGGGGCTTTGTCTGAAACTCAGAAGACAGAGCTTCTGCGCAACTCCGCCGCGCTTGATCATCTTAATGCTGTCGAACGCCTTAAATCCCTGAATCAAGAACTGCTGAAGCCCGAGGAGGCGCTTCTAAAGACCACTCGCGAGCGCATTAAATTGTTACGCGAAGCGGCACCTGCGACTGAAGAATATCGCGAAACGATGGAGCGCATATCGAAAGCTTCGGTTCAGGACGCCCCGAAATTTGGCGGTATCGATTCATCCGTCGGCGGTGCCAGCGGTGAACTTGTTCGAGTCGCTGATGCGCAAAAAGAACTGGAAAAGTGGTACGAAACACAGCTTGAAATGCAGAAGGAGTTGCTCGATCAGAAGGAGATTAACGAGCAAACCTATGCGGATCGTGTTGCTGAAATCAACAAGACGAATGCTTCGCAATTAGAGGATATCCAGGCGGGATATACATCTGCCAGCCTGGCCATGTTCTCTGATCTTGCAGGGCAGTCGGCGCAGCTGCTGCAGGGTATCGGACAGGAAGGTAGTCTTGCCTATAAGACACTATTTATTGCCAGTAAGGCGGCAGCAATGGCGCAGGCAGTGATCAACACTGAACTTGCAGCAACCAAGGCTATGGCGGAAGGTGGGCTCATTATGGGGATCCCTGCGGCGACAGCAATCCGCGCCGTTGGTTATGCATCAGTGGCGTTGATAGCCGGTCAGTCACTCGCCGGGATGGCGCACGATGGTATCGACAGAGTGCCGGAAACTGGCACCTGGCTACTACAAAAGGGAGAGCGAGTGGTTACCGCCAGTACGTCGGCAAAGCTGGACGCCACCCTGGAGAGGGTGCAAGCCGTTCGCCAGGACGCGGCTGGTGGGCAGATCCACATTCAGAACTCATTCACTGGTAAGCCTGATGATGTGACCATGGCGGCGATAGATAGCCGCAATCGCCAGCTTGTGGTTTCAATACGAAAAGAGCTGACAGCTCAGGTGGTTAGGCCAACTAATGAGTTTGGCCGCGCCCTGAATGGCTATTACGGCAGGACCAGAAAGGAGTAATCAAGTGTCTGAAATTTTTTACCCGCATGATTACCTGCCCCGGCCATTGCAGGAGGGCTACGGGTTCAAGCCTGTCAGTCCGCTGCAGCGAACGGAGTTGACGTCTGGGCGCTCGCGCCAGCGCCGGAAGTATACCAGCACACCTACTGTTGCAACGATTAACTGGACCTTCACCAAAAACAGCCAGGCCCAGTTATTTGCATCCTGGCACCGCGACGTGCTGCTTGACGGCGCGAACTGGTTTTATATGCGCCTGCAAACTCCGCTTGGATGTGATCAGTTATTTAAATGCCGTTTTGTGGGTATCTATGAAGGTCCTACTTTGATACCTCCAAAATACTGGAGGTTTAGCGCTCAACTTGAATTATGGGAGCGCCCTCTGCTGCCGCCTGGCTGGGGTAACTTCCCTGAATTTATTGCCGGGAGCGACATCATTGATTACGCGCTGAACAGGGAGTGGCCAGAGGCATGACAGTGCTCAACAGGTTTTACGCCAGCAGTGGGAGTGAAATACTTTTCAATACACTCCAGATTTCCATAGCGGGGCATGATTATTGGCTAGTGGAGAATTTCGAAAACATTACTGCCATCACTGAATCGGGTGCATCTGTGACGTTCGAAGCTGCCGCCATGTCTGTCTCTTTACCCGCCAGAAATAACGATGGCACGCAGGATCTGAAGTTCGCGATCAGCAATGTCGACGGTATTGTTTCAAACACAATTAGAGATGCACTTGAAAACAAGAGTTACGGGACATTGATAATGCGGCAGTACATGTCAACCGACCTTAATTTCCCGGCGTCTCCACCTATAACCATGGACATTAAAAGCGGATCGTGGGCAGCAACTGAGGCGCAAATAACCGCCGGATTCATGAATATTCTTGATACAGCCTGGCCTCGTCTTCGTTACATCCTGTCGTTGTTTCCTGGTCTTCGCTACCTCAATTAGGGCATATCTATGTTCGATCCTGATAAATACCTTTCGGTTAAATGGCTGAAGGGCGGGCGAGCACACCCGCAGCTTGACTGCTTCGGCATCGTAAACGAAATCCGGCGTGACCTTGGGCTGGCACCGTGGCCTGAATTCGTCGGCGTGACCAAAGACGATAATGGACTGGACAGGGAAGCGCGCGGCCTGATGACGGGGTTGACCCGTTGCCAGCCAGTCGTGGGCGCCGGGATTGCGTGTTATTCCGGTTCCCTGGTCACACACGTCGCTGTCGTGGTGGAGATTGGCGGCGTGCTGCATGCCGCTGAATGCAACCCGCGTACTAACGTGACATTTCTGCCGCTGGCGCGCTTTGAGCGCCGGTTCGTGAAAGTGGAGTACTACCAGTGACCATCAAAATTTATCCCTCACGCCTGCCGGGCGAACCGCTTGAAACTCACGAGCACGGGACGCTGACCCTCCACGACTGGTTTTCGCAGAATGTGCAGGGCTGGGAATTTAACCGCGAACATCCGGTTACTGTTGCGATTGAAGGGGTAGCGGCCCCGGTAAGTGAATGGCCCTTACTCGTCATCACACCAGAGAGCGATGTCCGTATGTACCCCGTTCCCTACGGTAGCGGCGCTGAAATAGCCCTTTGGGTTGCGGTCAGCGTCGCAGTGGCTTCGGCGGCATACTCGCTCTATATGATGAGCACCATGCAGACGGGCGGCGCATCTCAGCCTGGCAACGGTGATCAGCTTGAGCTCAACCCGGCGAAAGCCAATACCGCCAAACTGGGCGATCCGATTCGGGAAGTCCTAGGACGCTATAAGGTCTGGCCTGACTACGTTGTTCAACCTATCAGCCGGTTTGACTCAAACGACCCAAAAAAATTCAGTACCAGTATGTTTTTGTGTGTGGGGGTCGGGGATATGACTATCCCCGCATCATCAGTGCGTATAGGCTCCACGCCTGTATCTGCGTTCGGTGACGATGTCTCATATGCGATTTACAGCCCTGGCGCGAATGTCTCCGGCGACAGCCGCTCAGAGAACTGGTTCAACAATGGTGAGGTAGGCAATACCACTTCCGGTACGTCAGGGCTTGACCTTGGCTCTACGGGGCCGCAGACCGTCAGCATTACGGCAGACGCGGTACTTGTCAGCGCCAACACCATTACGCTGATTGAGGCCAGTGCCAGTGACGACGAAACCGAAATACCTGCTTCCTGGGCAGTTGGCACTATCGTTACGGTCATTGCGCCGAATTCTTACAATGTAGCGAACACGGGCGGCTACAGCGTAATTTTCGGCGATGTCGATGAACTGGCCCCGGTGGTTGGCATGCCGGTTGCCGTTAATTTCAACGAGTCTGATTACGACCTGTTTATCGCGAGCTACGCCCCCGGTGTTCCGGCGGTACCCGGCGTGGGTGGATCTGCTGCCAGTGTAACCGCCAGTGCAGCGCCGACGACCTACGATTTCAGCTCATCCCCCGCGACGTTCACGATTGGCTGGGATGGGACGACCTACGCTGTATCGCTGATCACTAATTACGTCACGATGTCTGGGCTGGTTAACACCGTTACAAATCAGCTGACGGGCTCCGGCCTGATTGCCCGTGACAATAGCGGTCGCCTGCAGATCGTCGAGGAGACCAGCCCGTTTGCCGGCGGCAGCATCAGTCATAGTGTGTTACCGGTTGCTGCATTCGGGAGTGCGCCGGTTGATGTTGTGGGTGTCGCATCCAGCGGCGGTACCGCCGCTGTTGAGGCGCACATTACCCTGGCCTATAACAGTGCAACCGGAAAACCGTTCACGGGTATTCCCAATGGCGTTCAGCGTATCGCTATCGGGTACGCCGCCGGGCAGTTTCGCATTACGGATATCGACGACCAGACTATCACCGTAGAGCGCGTGCGGGTCACGCAGGATACCGAGGGTAATGATGTTATCACCGTTGATTCGACCTGGCAGGGCTTCACCGAACGCACACTGCTGGATGCGCAGATTACGGGCGTCAATGATGATTACGCCTGGCTGGGTCCGTTCCTGGCTTGTCCGGATGGCGAGACGACGACCACGATTGAGAACAATTTCATTTTTCCAAACGGCCATGTTCAGTACAACTCGAAGGGGGATCCTAAATCTCATAATGTGCACGTACTTGTTCAGTACAGAGATGCCACGACGGCAGGTACCTGGAAAACAGTTGCTTATGATTTCAGGAATAAGACCGCTGACGGGCATGGTTACACCCGCCGTATCGGTGGACTACCAGCGGCGCAATATGAGGTTCGCGCACGGCGCACAACAAAAATCGGCGGTGCAAGGACAGTAAACAATGTTTACTGGCAGGCTCTGCGCTCGCGGTTGAGTAAGCGACCAGCAAGGTATGCAGGTGTAACCACAATGGCGATTAGCGTGCGAACGGGCAATCGCCTCGCGGCGCAATCCGATCGGCGTATCAGCGTGGTGCCCACGCGGATTTATAACGGAGGTAGAACCGCACGCAGCATCAGCGGGGCGCTCTATCACGTACTGGAGTCGTTGGGATTCACCGATGGACAGATAGACAGCAACGCTATCGATGCCCTGGAGGCGACTTACTGGACACCTCGCGGTGAGACATTCGATTTTGCAACGGGTGACAGCGCCTCGGCGCTGGAGATGCTGCAAAAAATCACCTACGCCGGGATGGGCTATTTTCTCCTGACCGATGGTCTGGTGTCGGCTGGTCGGGAGGGAATTAAACCCTGGGTAGGCATGCTCACCCCGCAGGAGACAACAGAGGAATTACAGACCTCGTTTAAAGCTCCAAACCAGGACGATTACGACGGCGTGGATGTCACGTATATCAACGGTACAACCTGGGCAGAAGAAACCGTGCAGTGCCGGTTACCTGGCAACCTGACGCCGATGAAAATCGAGAGCTACACGCTGGACGGCGTTCTGGATCAGGACCGCGCCTATCGCATCGGCATGCGTCGGTTGTTGGGTTACACGCTACAGCGCCTGCAGCACACCACCTCAACTGAAATGGATGCGCTCTGTTATGAGTTCATGGATCGCATTGTCCTGGCTGACGATATTCCCGGCGGCCAGACGCTGAGCTGCCTGATTACCGATATGAAGTATGACAGCAGCACAATCACCCTGACGCTCAGTGAGCCACCTGACTGGTCGTTTGAAAGCCCGCGGGTGATTATCAGAAATCAGGAGGGCGGTGCCTCTTCTATGCAGGCACCCACCCGCATTGATGATTACACCCTGTCGATCCCATACAACGCAGCGCTTAACGTTGAATCGTGGATAATGGACGACCCGGCCATTGAGCCGCTGCGTCTTCTCTTTTGCTCTTCAATTCGCGTCCCTTATGACGCACTTATCGGCGAAATTTCACCAGGTAGTGATGGGGGCTGCGGCGTGACCGCGGTTCAGTATCACCCTGGGAAATATGCGTATGACGACGCCAGTTACCCCGGCGATGTCGCGTAAACACACCACAATCTCTTAACCCGCTCCGGCGGGTTTTTTTATGGAGTAAACATGTCACTAAATAACGAGCCTCTTGGTTCCGCCTCGCCGTCGGTTTTGTATTTTAACGCCGGGCATCTTGACCATCTAATAAACAGCGAATCTTCGCAGCATGCGGATCGGTTCGGAAATCAAAGACTGACGTGG